GAGCCGGCAACGGATAACCCCGGCGAGCAGGTTGCGCTCGCCAGCAATTTCGATCTTGCCTGCTACAACCTGCTAGACGCCTTGCTCAAGGGCTTTGCGGTCGGCGAGCTCATGTGGGACACCGATGGCCGTGAGGTTGTACTGCGAGAGGTGCGGCCGCGCGATCAGCGTCGCTTTGCCTTTGATGTCGAGTACCGGCTACGGCTCAAGACTTGGTCGGCCCTGCTCCAAGGGGAAGCCGTTCCGCCGCGCAAGTTCATCGTGCACAGCTTCGGCGCCAAGGACGGCAACCCCTACGGCCTGGGGCTGGGGTCACGCCTCTTTTGGCCCACCTTCTTCAAGCGCAAGGACATTACCTTCTGGCTCACGTTTCTCGACAAGTTCGGCTCGCCGACCGTGGTCGGGAAGTATCCATCCGGTACGCTGGATCCGGGTAAGCGAGATCTGCTCAACGCACTGGCTGCTATTGCCCAGGATGCCGGCGTTGCCGTGCCGCAGGGCATGGAGGTGTCACTGCTGGAGGCGACGCGCGGCGGCACGGCGAGTTACGAGCAGTTCGCACGCTACATGGATGAGCAGATCACCGTTGCGGTGCTCGGCGAATCGCCGGCCAGCAAAGGCAGTGGCGGCGGGCTGGCCGCAGCCGCCAACACCCGTGAGGAGGTGCGCCTGGAGCTGGTTCAAGCTGATGCCGACCTGCTCTCTGCCGTACTCAACGCCACCCTAAGCCCGTGGCTGACGGCGTTTAATTGCCCCGGCGCGAAACCGCCGAAAATCTGGCGGCCGATCAAAAAGCCGGTTGATGAGAAGGCCCGTAGCGAGCGCGATAAAAACCTCTTCGCAATGGGCTTTCGTCCGACCTTGGCGCATGTGCAGGAAGCCTATGGTGGCGAGTGGGAAGATGTGCGGCCAAAGGCCGGCAACACGCCGACGCCTGGCGCTGATTTTGCCGAAGCACCGCTTGCCACCGACCCTGCTCAGGCAGCCCTCGACATGGCGCTGGCCAACCTGCCGGCCGACGCCATCGACACGGCCATGCGTGCCATGCTGGCGCCCGCCATCGCCGCGCTGGAACATGGCGAGGGGCCGGATGCCGCCGGCGACGCCCTGCTTGCCGCATACCCCCAGCTCGACAGCGCTGCGCTTGAAACGCTGATTGCCAGGGCGATCTTTGTGGCCGACGTGTGGGGGCGCATCAGTGGGCGCACCTGATCTCGCGCACCTGATCGGCCTGCCGCCAGAGGATGCGATTGCCTACCTGGAGGCCAAGGGCTATGCCATCGGCTGGAGTTGGCGCGACGTGTGGCAGGAGGCCCACGCCAAGGCGTTCACGGTGGCAGGCATCACCAAGCTGGATGTGTTGGCCGACATCAAGACTGGGTTGGTGGACGCGCTGAAGAGCGGCGAGACGCGGCAAACCTTTGCCCGCAAGCTGGCTCCGCTCCTGGAGCGCAAGGGCTGGTGGGGCCTAGCGGCACAGACCGACCCGGAAACTGGCGAGATGGCTGGCAAGGGCCTCACGCCGCGGCGCCTGGCGACGATCTTCGACATCAACATGCAGGGCGCCTACATGGCCGGGCATTACAAAGCCTTCATGGGTAACGTCGCAGACAGGCCCTACTGGGAATACGTGGCGGTGATGGACAGCCGGACGCGCCCGGCCCATGCGGCACTCAACGGCCGGGTATTCCGTTTTGACGATCCGCTGTGGGGGACGAGTTTTCCGCCCAACGGCTACTGCTGCCGTTGCTCGGTGCGGGCGCTGGACCGGCAGGACATTCAGGCGCGGAACATCGATCTTTCGACAAGCGAGGGCCGGCTCTCGGACATCGAGATGCCCACCTCGCGCAAGCCAGGCGCACCAACAGCCACGGTGACGCGCTTCGAGTACGCGCCGGGCAAGTACTTCGCGCCGGATCCGGGCTTTAACTTCAACGCGGGCCGGGTGAGCTTCCAGCCCGAGCTGGACCGCTACGAGCCGAAGGTGGCAAGTGCCTACGTGCACGGCGAGCTGACCGGGCCAGCCTTTGCGCAGTGGTACAGCGGGCTCGAAGGGAAAGTAGCTGCCGGTGTGGCGGACGGCCGGACCTTGGGCGATCTGCGCTACCTGCTTGCGGTTGGCCAGCGCTACCCGGTGGCGGTGCTGGGTGCCGATGAACGTGCGCTGCTCGGCGCAAAGACGCAGACCGTGTGGCTGTCGGACGATACGCTGGTCAAGCAGCTGGTGAGCCGCGAAGGGCAAGGCATTGGCCTTGAGGATTACTGGCGTGTGCAGCCGACCATTGAGGCCGCGCAGCTCTTGATCCGTGACGGGGACACCAGCCTGGTGTTCGTGCGTCAGGCCGGGCGCATGTATCACGCCGTCGTGAAAGCGACCAAATCCGGGAATGCGCTCTTTTTGACATCGTTCCGCTTGAGCAGCGAGAAAGCTGCACGGCAAGCGATGAAGCGCGGGGTGGTCGTAAGAAACGCCCTCGATCTGTAGGGTCGGCACCGGGGAGGACTCCCACATCCACCTCCACGCGCTCCGCCCGATGCTGCTGGGCGGGCTACGGCCGGGAGTATTCACCGTGTTTCCGGTACCTGAAAAGAGTATAGCCCATGATCGAACTCAAGGTTGATGCTGCCCCCGTTACCGCCGCCATGACCCGGTTGGCGAAGTTTGCCGGCGATGCCTCGCCGCTGATGGCCCAGATTGCCGGGGTGATGCACGACGCCTCGATGGAGAACTTCTCGCAGCATGGCCGTCCTGCGTGGATGGGCCTCGCGCCATCCACTCTGAAGGAGAAACGCAAGAAGGGTTACAGCGACGATCCACTGATCCGTTCCGGCAAGCTGCGCACATCAATCACGATGCGTTACACCGCCACGACCGCCCAGGTGGGCACCAACCTGGTGTATGCCGCTATCCACCAGTTCGGTGGAAATATCAACAAGGCGGCACAAAGCCGACAGGTGCGGCACCGAACCGACGCAAAAGGCGAACTGCTTCGCACCGAGCACTTCAACGGCAAGGGCCTGATCTTCGCCAAGGCCAGCCACAAGCGCGTGCAAACCCGGTGGTTCGAGCAGGCCGCACACAGCATCGCCATCCCGGCCCGCCCCTTCCTGCAGCTCACCACGGCAGACGAAGTAAAGATCGTCAGCAAGACGTCCAGCTTCCTCGCCGGGGTCATCGGCTAGAAACGCCGCTGGTGCGTTTTTAGGGGGGTGGGAGCCACCGATCTAGCGGCGAGGTGGTGATCGTGGAAAGTAACGGGGTAGTAACGGGGTTTGCGGGGCGCTGCCGCTTCGGGGTAAGCTGAAAAAGCGCAGGCCCTGCCCTGCTTGCCCCCGGCAACCTTTCCGCCTTACCCGTCCCGGGGGTGCTCGCCATCATGGCATCCCATGAGCACCCCGACCAAACCCCTCGAGATTTTCCGGCCTGGCCGGCATACCGCCATGAGCGGTGCCGTGCTGGATTTCAGCGAAGCCGACCTCGCCGCCTGCGCCCGGGCCTACGACCCCGCGCTGCACGAAGCACCGCTGGTTGTCGGCCACCCTCGCCACGATGCGCCGGCTTACGGCTGGGTCAAGCGCCTGTCCTTTGATGCTGGCCTTGAGGCCGATCCGCATCAGCTCGACCCCGCCTTCGCGGAAATGGTCGGCCGCGGCTCCTTCAAGAAGATCTCCTCCAGCTTCTACGCCCCCGACTCTCCGCAGAACCCTGTGCCCGGTGTGTATTACCTACGGCACGTCGGCTTTCTTGGCGCCCAGCCGCCGGCCGTCAAGGGGCTGCGCAATCCTGAGTTTGCCGAGGCTGAAGCCGGTGTCGTTGAGTTTGGCGACTGGTCCGACATGCAAAACGCCAACCTGTGGCGCCGCATGCGCGAATGGATCATCGGCCGCTTTGGCGTCGATGAGGCCGACAAGACTATCCCCTCTTACTCCGTCGAAACCTTGGAGGCAGAAGCGCGCCAAGAGGACGCCGACGAAACTCCGCTGGCCACGCCGGCATTTTCCGAACTGCAGCAACAGGAGACCCCCGTGACCCCCGAACAGAAAGCCGCCATCGAGGCGGAGAACGTGCACTTGAAGCAGCAGCTTGCTGAGGTTGAGGCCCGCGAGAAGGCGGCAAAGTCCGCTGCACTGCACGTCGACAACATCGCCTTCGCCGAAAAGCTGGCAAAAGAGGGCCGGCTGCTGCCGGTGCATAAGGACTTTATCGCCAGCTTCATGGACCACCTCGCTGAGGCTGGCGTTGTCGAGTTTGGCGAGGGCGCTGACAAGCAGGCGAAACCCGCGCTCGCGGGCTTCAAGGACTACTTGGCAGCGCAGCCCAAGCTGGTCGATTTTCAGGAGCGCGCAGGTGGTGAGGTTCCCGGTGACGGCCAAACCATCGATTTTGCGGCGCCGACCGGTGCCCAGGTCAATCAGGAATCACTGGGCCTGCATGCCCGTGCTGTCGCGTACCAGCAGCAACACCAGGTCGAATACACCGCGGCTATCAAGGCTGTGGGCGGCCGTTAATAAGGAGCAGTCATGAGTCAACAAGGAATCAGTGTGCTGTCCCTGCCAGTGCTGGCCTCTGGCGCTGTTACCGAATACCGGGGCGTGGGCTTTAACGGTGCGCAGGCAACAGTGGCAGGGCAAAAGGTGCTGGGCATCGCGGAGTTTAGTGCGGCCTCGGGCCAGTACGTGCGGGTGTGCCGGCTGGGCACCGCCGTGGCGGAAGCCGGTGCGGCGATTGCCGTCGGCGCGGCGCTGGCGATGGATGCGACGGGTCGGGTGATTACGGCTTCGGCAATTGCCGCCGCCGTCGGCACCTTGGCGGTTTCGGTCGGCGCCGTGGCGGTGACGGCCACGGTAGCGAACGGCGCCGGTTCGGTAACCGGAGCACCGACGCTCTCGGGCGGTGACCCCGCGCAGTACATCGTGGGTTATGCGCTTCAGGCAGCTGTTGCCGCGGGCGACTTTATCGAAATCGCGCTGGCCTGAGCGGCTGGCGTTTTACTGACAGGAGTTATTGGTGGCCAACGTTCTCTCCCCTTCTTCCGCACGGGTCATTGACCCGATCCTTTCCACCGTTGCCAAGGGCTACCGCAACCAGGAGATGGTGGGCAGCACGCTGTTTCCCACCGCGAATGTGTCGGTGTCGGGCGGGCAGATTCTCGAATTCGGTCGCGAGGCCTTTCGGCTGTATTCGTCGGCCCGCACGCCGGGATCGGCGACGCGCCGGGTTCAATACGGTTATCTGGGTAAGCCCTTCGCGCTGTTCAATCACAGCCTCGAAGGCATGGTGCCGCGCGAATACCAGCGCGATGCATCCCTGGTGCCCGGTATCGACCTGGGCAAGGGGGCCGTGGTCAAGACCATGAAGGCGCTGCAGCTCTCCGTCGAGGTCGAGCAGGCTGCGCTGGCGCTGAATGCGGCGAACTATGGCGCCAGTAACAAGACGGCACTTGCCGGGGCAACCAAGTGGAGTACTTCCACGGGCGTGCCGCTCACCGACATCGATGCGGGCCGGGAGGCGATCCGCAGCCAGTGCGGGGTGTATCCGAACGTGCTGCTGCTCTCGGCCGTGGCCTTCAATGCCTGCAAGAACAATCCTTCGGTGGTGACCCGCTTTCAGTACACGAGCGCCCAGAGCATTACGCCGGACATGCTGGCCGCGCTGTTCAACGTGAAGAAGGTGGTGGTGGGCGCCGGGGTGTATTGGTCCGATGCAAACGTGGCCACAGACATCTGGGGCAATAGCGCGGTGTTGGCCTATGTGCCCGAGGGCAATCTGTCCGACCCGGATGAGCCGAGCTATGGCTACACCTACACGATGACCGGCAACCCTGCCGCCGATGAGCCTTATTACGACGCCAACACCAAGAGCTGGATTTACCCGGTGACGTACGAGCGTGCCCCGGTGCTCTCCGGTATCTCAGCCGGCTACCTGATTCAGACCCCCGCTTAATAAGGACCATCCCATGCCCACCTATATCGCTAAAACACCGATCAAGCAGATGCCCGATATCGACACGAAGGTGGTGGAAATTGTGCCTATCGGCGGCGCCATCGTGTTGCCCGAGGCGGAAGCCGACGAGCTGCTCAATGTTGGTGCCATCGAAGGCCCGGTCGACACGCCGAAGAAGAAGTAAGCATGTACGCAACTCAGTCGGACATGGTGCTGCTCTTCGGTGAGAAGGAGGTGCGGCAGATCACCGACCGCCTGCTCACCGGCACCATCGACACCCCGGTGCTCACCGATGCGCTGCAGCTCGCGTCGGACGAGATCGATGCGTATATCGGCAGTCGCTATCCCCTGCCGCTCGCCTCGACCCCGAGGCTGTTGATGCGGGTGTGTTGCGATGTTGCCCGGTATCGGTTGCTCGGGAGTGACGTCCAGGAGACAGAAGCTGCGCGCAACCGCTACCGCGATGCGATCCGAACGCTTGAGCAGGTGCGTGACGGCCACATGTCGCTTGGCCTCGATACGGCTCAACAGCCCGTTGGGGCCAGCGACACGGTCGGAATCATTAACGGTCGACGTGTGTTCGATGCCGACAGCCTGAGCGATTACACATGATCAGCGCAATCGAGGACGCCATCCTGGCGCGCTTCGCCGCCGTCAATGATGGCCGGCTTGGCTACAAGGTGGCGAGCCTCGAAAGCTACGGCGGCGAGTTCGACGACGAGCTGGCTGAGGTTGTCCGGCGTCTGCCGGGCATCTGGGTGGTGTTTGCGGGCACCGGCAAGCCGGAGCCCTGGGGCACGTCACGGGTGAAGTGGCGTGTGCCCTGCACCTTTGCCGTGCTGGTGGGCGCCCGCTCGGTACGCGCCGAGCCGTTTTCTCGACGGGGGCTTGAGCGGGCCGACGGCGCGGTCGTCGATGTGGGCTCTTACCGGCTTCTGGAGGACGCCCGCAAGCTGCTGATGAATCAGG